AAATGAGTGGAGACAATTTGCATGGTGAACAACCAGATATAAGATATAGTGTAAATGTACACACAGATGAGGAGTGGAAATCCATGTCTTTAAGTGAGAAATTAAAAATTATGTCTCCTGCTATTGCAAAGTGGGAATCTGAATATCTTATTATGCAAAAGTCTAAACTATCTAAACAACAGATAGATATACTTTCAGGTAGAGATTTAAAATCACATGAGGGTATGATTTATGGTTCAATGTACGCTGATTGGAAAAGGAGGAAAGGTTATGACAAAGACCTATGATGATTCTAACTGGAGAGAAGAATACAAAGCATATACAAGTAGTAAGAAGGATCTTGAGATGTTGGAGAATGGACCTAAGAGTTTAGCTCAGTCATGGTATATGAGTACACTGTATCAAAAGTGGAAAAAGATTAAGGGGTATAAAGATCCTGAACCACCTGATTGTTCATCATCAATGAAAGAATGGGAAGAGAGTATTAAAAAGTATGAAAAGTAAATATATCTTTGATGTTGATGGGACTATAACTCCTAGTAGAAAGAAGATTCATGAGGATTTTTGGGCTCCTTTTCTTATATTCTGTCGGAATCATGATGTCTATCTTGTTACTGGGAGTGATAGAGAAAAAACAGTAGAGCAGGTAGGATTGGATATATTCTATACTGCTAAAAGAGTATATAATTGTTCTGGAAGTGATGTATATGTGAAGGATGTAAATGTTTATAGGGATGATTGGACATTACCAGAAGATGTAAGAGAATATCTGCAAGAAGAATTAGATTCTAGTAAGTTTCCAATCAGAACTGGATTACATTTTGAGGAGAGACCTGGTGGACTTAATTTTAGTATATTGGGAAGAGGTTCTGGTGTGAATCATATAGAAAGGGAAGAGTATGTTAAATGGGATATTACTACAGGAGAAAGAAAAGGTATTGCTGATAGGATTAGAAATAAGTTTTCAGATATAGAAGTTAATATAGGTGGAGAAACTGGTATGGATTTAGCAGGTCTGGGAAGAAATAAGAGTCAGATATTAAGAGATTTTGGAACTGATGATAAGTTGTATTTCTTTGGAGATATGATGAATGAAGGTCAGAATGATTATCCATTAGCAAAAGCTATAAGAGATAAAGGTTGGGGTGAAGCATTTCACGTGAAGGACTACAAGCACACATGGGAATTATTGGAGTATCAGAACCACTTAAATTAGTGGCACACCCACACGTATTCAGAACGCATATGCGGTTATAATAAGAGTATTGAAAGACAAAAATTAAATTATGGCAACTACCTACAGTCCTGAATCAATTATCAGTTCTCTTCAATCACTTTATGGTGATGAAATAGTTACTGCTGACATCAGAGCTTACTGTGCAATGAACAATGTACATTATCATACAATTACTAGTAAGATTACTGGTTTTAAGGTAGGACGTGGTAAGTGGAATCTTACAGTTACTCAGAAGGCTGTAAAGAATATAGAGAAATCATATGAAGCACCTTCTGTAGAACCAGTAGTTCAGCAAAATCTTACACCTGAAATTGATGATACATTTGTTAAGTTTGGTCCATTTAATGACCTTAAGAAAATTATACAAAGTAAGCTTTTTTATCCTACTTTTATTACTGGACTTTCTGGAAATGGAAAGACTTTTGGGGTAGAGCAAGCTTGTGCTTCTCTTAAGAGAGAACTTATACGTGTAAACATTACTATTGAAACTGATGAAGATGATCTTATTGGTGGGTTTCGCCTTGTGGATGGGGCAACAGTTTGGCATAACGGACCTGTCATTGAAGCACTAGAAAGAGGTGCAGTCTTGTTACTCGATGAAATTGACTTGGCTTCAAACAAAATTCTCTGTCTCCAACCCATTCTTGAAGGGAAGGGTTTGTTTCTAAAGAAGATTGGTAAGTTTATTCAACCAGCAAAGGGTTTCAATGTAGTAGCAACTGCTAATACAAAAGGTAAAGGATCTGATGATGGGAGATTTATTGGTACTAATGTACTTAATGAAGCATTTCTTGAAAGATTTCCAGTAACCTTTGAGCAAGAGTATCCATCACCTTCTGTAGAGAAGAGAATACTTGGTGGTATTGCTTCTAAATTAGGTGTTACTGATACTAAATTCTGTCAGAAACTAGTTGATTGGGGTGACATCATTCGTAAGACATTCTATGATGGTGGTATTGAAGAGATCATCAGTACAAGAAGATTAGTTCACATAGTTCGTGCTTATTCTATCTTTAATGATAAAGCAAAAGCAATTCAAGTTTGTGTAAACAGATTTGATGAGGAGACTAAGCAATCTTTCTTGGAACTTTATGATAAAGTTGATGCTGACTTTGAACTACCAGTTGACAAAGTGGGGGATGATTAATGACTTATCCTCAAACTAATATTACTTGTGATATTAAGGATTTTAAAAGAAGGATTAAATGGGAGAAAAAACAAAAAAAGAAATTAAAGTTAGAAAGGCAAAAGTTAAGTAGAAGAAAAGAAGCAATAGGAAGATCTGATAAACATTTCTCCTATGTTTCTACTTCTAAAGATCGTCATAAAACTAATATCCCTTATGAAAAAACAAGAGCATTCTATAATACTCCTGAATGGAAATTATGTAGAAACCAATATTTAGATAGTAGAGGAGAAAAACGTTGTGATTGTTGTGGCAGAATACCTGATCCAAATTATAAACCAGTAAAATCAAATCCTAATAGACCTCAATGGGAGAAAGATAAGTTAAAATATGAGTGGCAATGTAATAGAATATTAGTAGATCATAAATTACCAATTAAATATTATTGGGGATTAAGACTTACTCCTTCAAATTTTCAATTGTTATGTGGATTATGTAATGAAAGGAAAATGAATGAGATAAATTCTATAGATTATACAAGAGTTATGGAAAGTTCTACTGGTATAGTAAAAACTGATAATGGTGTAAAGCACATAGAAGTATTGAAGGTATTGAAAAAATGAACTACCAGTTGACTCAGAGGAGAAAAGTTGATATAATTAAAAAAGATATGGCGTTCTATGGATAAAGAACTTAAAGCGATAAAAGATAGTGGTGGTTTTGAATGGACTCCTGAGAGTCCTTGGCCACCAAATATTGATATGAGTGTGGGAGCAGGTAATACTGCTTCTTTAGATTCTAAAGTACAAGAGCAAATGTTTAAAGTACAAGCAGAATCACCATATAATGATGGATGGACTCAGGATTTTTATAAAGAACAACTAGAACATTCTGATGCCTATTATGATTATACTCGTAATGATCCTGATAGAAAGAATCCATTTACAGATCCAAAAGATAGAGAGAGGGCATTTAAAGTGACTGGTGAAGAACCTTACATTTATGAATCACCTGATGGTGGTGAGACTGTGACAAGAAGAAGATCAGGGTCTTTAGAAAAGGAAGTGATTCAAAAACCACAACCAGATCTAAAAGGACCATCTCATCACAAATATCAAGAAGATAAAGGTATTAAAGATCTTCAGGATTATGTCACTTCAACTTATAAGGGACATTATACTAATAAGAATTCAGATACCCAAACCCTTGATCTTATTCATTCTGTTGGTGATGCTGAATCATTCTGTAGATCAAATGCTCTTAAGTATTTGAGTAGATATGATAAGAAGGGAACTGCAAAGCAAGATATATTAAAAGCAATGCATTATTGCTTACTCCTTTACTACTTCAGTGGTAATACTCAAGAACCTGATTACACTAACGCTCGTTATGAAACTTTCTGATAAAACAATTAATCTTCTAAAGAACTTCTCAACTATCAATCAATCTATTCTTTTTAAGCAAGGGAATAACTTGAGAACTATTAGTGTGATGAAGAATATTCTTGCTGAAGCAAATATAGATGAAGATTTTCCAAAGGATTTTGGTATCTATGATTTGAATCAGTTCCTTAATGGTCTTGCTTTACATCAAACTCCTGAATTGGATTTTGATAATGGTGATAACTATGCTCTGATTAAAGAAGGTAAGATGAGGTCAAGATACTTCTTTGCAGATGCTTCTGTAATAGTATCTCCACCAGATAAACCTATTGAACTTCCTACTGAGGATGTTGGATTTGTTATTACAAGTCAGCAACTAGAGAAGTTAAAGAAAGCAGCATCTATCTATCAGTTACCAGATATTTCTGCTATTGGTGAGGCAGGTGTAGTAAAGATAGTTGCTAGGGATAAGAAGAATGATACATCAAATAATTTCTCTATAGTAGTTGGTGAGACTGATAAAGAGTTTGTATTTAATTTTAAGGAAGAGAATCTTAAAATTATTCCTGGTACTTATGAAGTTGTTGTGTCAAGTAAACTTTTGTCACGATTCCAGAGTCAGTCGTATGATTTGAAATATTATATAGCTTTGGAGCCTGATTCTACATTTGGATAATTAAAATGGCTAATACAAAAACACCGATCACAGTTGAAAAGGTAACTTCCTATATTAAGGAAAAGTGGCAGACTTTTGGAGTAAGTGCTTTACTTATTTTAGTATTGCAATTATTTTCTAGTAAAGTTCTGACTGCTGTTCTTTTAGGATTAGTTATTGCATCCTTGCTACCTTCTGATACAATAAAGAAGGTTGCTAAAAAAGTTACCAAAACTGAATGATAAGATACTGGAGGATATGG